TTGTTCTTGAACCCATTGTTCTTGAACCCATTGTTCTTGAACCCATTGTTCTTGAACCCATTGTTCTTGAACCCGTTGTTCGTTGCTGCGTTGTTCGTTGCTGCGTTGTTTGCTGCGTTGTTCGTTGCTGCGTTGTTTGCTGCTACGTTGTTCGTTGCTGCGTTGTTTGCTGCTACGTTGTTTGCTGCTACGTTGAAATTATTTACAAATTCCTCTTTTTTTACTACGACACCCCTTTTCCGTCCGAACTTAACAGGTTCGCGGATATTCATGTATCTGAGACGTCGTCCAATCGCATCAATAATTTGAATTTTCGTCAAAGGCTCTAAACGTTTAAGACCTATTTTAGATGCAATTCTTCTGAGATCAGCTCGTTTTGATGAAGAGTCGAAAAGAATTTCATAATCACGCACTTTGAGTGGTGATTTTTTGTCGATTAAATAGGTTCGACTTGAATTCATTATCAATGGTGGGAGGGGTAATTTGTCGTCATGTATATCGTCATATACTTGACATATTTCTTTCCTTGTTAGTGTAAGGTTGTCCCCTGTGTTAAGCTTTATAAGCTTCCGGAGAATATCTATATCCGCGTCTGGATCACACGCGTCTATCATATGTATTATACTAACAAAAAAAAGTATTTAATTTAAAAATCCCATATTATATAGTTTCACCTTTTCTTCGTATGACATGTTAAAGTCGAATACATTTGTATTCTCTACGTTTACTTCTATGATTTTGATTGGTTTATCATATGTATACCTATTTGATAGTGTTGAAAGAATCAACGATTCAACAAATTGCTTTGGATTATCTATATTCTCCTGAAAAATATTATTTGATTTTATTTTTATACATGTAATTTCATGTGACTTTTTATCTATAAATGGTGTTAGCGGATACTGTTCCATAGTACCTCCATCAACGTATGTATATCCATTATATTTTCCACAAGCAAATATAAAAGGAACTGCCATGCTCATACACACCGCATCTATTACTTTCATATCCGGGTGTGTATCTTTTGAAAAATATACAGTTTGAGATGTATTCAAACAAAATGCTGAAATATATATTTTCATATCAATTTCCTTGAATGTTGGGTCGAAACCACACACATCCACCAGTTTTTTTCGTATTGGATCTACATCCACAAATCCAAATTTATTATAAAATGACCTAATTTTAATTTTCATAAGTTGTTGGATATCTATTGATAGTGAGGTTGTAAGAATCTCATCTACAGTCATCCCCGTAGCTAAAAATAATGTTATAATAGCACCCGCAGATGATCCCGAAATTTCTTTAACATCAACTAAATCATTTTCCAATACCTTTAAAGCCCCAATTAAAGTAAATATACCCATCGCCGCGGGTCCTAATATAAGGTATTTCATCCTTCTTCTTAGTAGAATTGAGGAAATTGACGACGTAAAAGCGCGAAAACCACCGCGAACACCACGGCGTGGGTGAGAGTTGCTGGGATACTGGTTTGTCCCGACCGGAGAACGCCACCAGATCCTGGTGGGAGTGTAAGGAGGAGACCTGGGCTGAGAGCAATGAAGAGAGTTGTAGTCACGATGAGATCGGTCTTTGTGAGAACAATACCCATAGCCTTTGCGATGAGACTGTAAACGAGGAAGAATACGAGCGCGTGGAACAAAACCGCCATTTGATTTGTTTTCCCGTTCATGAAGTTTAATTTTTTTCCATTTGTGGTTAATAAAAAACCTGGGCTGAGAGCGAGGAATAGACCGGCTGGTATGGCAACTTTCTTTGACGTAATGTCGGGAATCATTTAATATATACGAATAATATTTTTCGCAAACCCCACAAAGTCATAAAAGGATGTGCCCCGTAGGATTTCTTCGTAGAGACCGTTGTCCATTACACAACGCCTGATGTTATTCCATGTGTGAGACAAGCGTTCTTCGTAATATTGGGTTTGCTCCTGGTATTCCCAAGTCACACGTGTCATGGAATTGTTATGTTCTTGGAAACAAAAATCAACAAAGTCCCAATAGTCTCCTGAATGGGTGAGTGTGGCATCTTCGAGAAGAGTTCTTGTCAGGTTCCATAACATGGTGAGTTCATCTGAATATTCGACTTCCCAGTCATGAATATTCAGAGGAGTGTTGTCATTAATTTCATCGTCATCACTGGCGTAGGTGTCTAGGCCAGTGGTAGCTTCATAAACGTATTGGCTCCAAACCATTGTAGTTACTTATTTTCTTGTTCGGGTTTTTCCTTTATACCAGTTAACGAAAGAGAGGTAGATTCTTTCACTTTAAGTCCATCCTGAATGGCATTTAGGGCTCCTTCGACCTTTGCCTCGTCTCCTGCAAAAAACTTCAACAGTCCATCCTTCACTGCTTCCTTGTTAATACCAGACTTTCTCACGGATTTCCGAAGACTAATTTTCCCCTTCCTGAGGTTAATGGTATCAATACCCTGACCAACCATATTCTTTTTAACAATCTCCTTGAGACGTTTTTCTTCCTGGTTAAGAATTTTGATATCAGCTTTCGCTTCAGAAAGTTGTTTGGTAAGATCTACAAGCTTAGAAACGTTCTCAGATAGTTCGTTTGTAACAGTAGTCATTCTATTGTTTCTTATATTCTAATCTTTAAGCGCACAAACCACGCTGCATGGTATCTGGAACAATGGTGGAGTTGTTCCAAACGAATGGCTCCTTAGAGTTTGGTGGATCGGCACGGACCTGTTGGTTCGCGTTGCGGAGAGCACCACCCACAGTCTCTGGGAACCCAATCTGCTTACGGGGTTCAAGGAAGTTTTGGCCCTTGAGGATGTCTTCTGGGGCAAACTGTCCGAAGTCCTCCTCGGAAGCGACTTCGCGGGGGAGAAGCGATGACGCGAGCCCGGTGCCCTGTTTCATACCACATGTCGCCTCACCTGGGGCCGCGGATGGTCCAGCGGATGGGAAGGCGGTATATTCCTTGACAGAGTATTCGGATTTGTCCATGCAGTTAAATAGGAGGTATACCACAACCACTACAGCGAGGATCATCACAAGTTGTTGAACACGACCATTAGTCTTCATCGTCTTTTATATATCATAAACAAATTTTTTTTTATTGATCCTCTGGGGTAATAAATGCAAACCCATCTGGATAAGTATCCAAAATCGGGTCATCATGAACCCTAACCTGGACAACATTCCAAGATGGACCAAAATTTTTCTTAGCGAACCAAAGTCCGGCGAATTCGAGAATGACATCACACACCTTTCCTGGCTGTACCGATTCGGTATCGATAACTTCTTGCTTTGAATTATACACCCTGGTCACATCAAGTGGGTCGCCTGTGATTTCCTGACTGACGTGGCTGGATGTGTATGCCGCCGTAATTACATTGTCTGATAATTTTCGTTTGAACCACGTCTCACAGTTCTCAACAGCTGCCACGAGGTTGCCTGTATCAACTTCTTGGATCTTGTTCATATTATCGTTAGAGGAGAGGTCGAAAACGAACTCTCCTGATACATCAACAACCTTAACACCATCGACTTGCACGAGACACTTCCGCTTTTCATCAGTCAACGCTTTGACAAAGTAGAGACCATCTTCACCCTTTACCGGGGGATTGTATAACATGTTATGTGTATAATGTGTATTATTTCTTTAACCCAATAAACGGGATAGCCGCTGCTCCCCTGAGTATTGGCTTTGGAACCCATTTATTTCTAGAACCCTTGTAACCATATAACGTTCGATTAACATTTATATTATTTGGTAAATTCTTAGCTTCGTTTGTTCTGAGGGAATATTCATTTTTCACATAGTTGTGACTAGAGTTCTGCTTCCATTTTAGGGTATTCAGGTTGAAGCGCTGGTCGCCTGACGTATTTGAAAATCCCTCGACCTTTGTTCCCTTTAGGGTGGGTTTTAACCCGTGGACAAGTTGTTTCGATAAACGTTCCTTTTGTGGAGGGGTGGTAAATTGTTTGTATTTGTAGGGATCTATCCGGGAAGCTTTGGACATTGGCACATTTTTAAACACATATCGCCGCTTGGTTGCTGTAACGATCTTGCGTTTCACTTTTGCGAAGATGGTGTCAATTGCATCATTTGTTGACACCGTTGTGGTCACCATTTTAGATAATCGAACCAATCGTTGACGATCTTTTTCCTTCTTTTCGGGGCGAAGTTTCAATTTATGCATAAGATATATATCTTCAATTAAAAAGTCACGTCCTGCGATAAAAATATTATTGTTTCTAATAAGTTTATTTGTGATGACGTGTCTGTATGTAACTCCCTTCTGTTTACTAAAAGAGACGTCGTACCCAAATTCGTCTGGGCGCATAAATGGAATGTCTAATATTCCACCAACATTCAAATCTTGAATACGTCCCATTTTTGGTGAGAACACCCGTACATTCATGTCCAATGCAAATAGTTCAACATCTATGAAGATGTCACCTTTACTTGGTGTATTTTGGGTGCCAAGCTTCTTTTTCTTGATGAGGGTATACCGTCGTGTGACATAGGGTCCAGTTTGTTTGAATCCCAAACCCAAAAATTTAAAAATTTTGGAGTTTAGTTTATTTGCTTCAATGATTCGTTTTTTTAATCGAAAGTTCAATTTTTGTGCAATTTGTCCAAGCTTGTCCCACAATATTAACTTAACTGCCTGAAGTTTTCCAAAATACTTGGAATCTTTTTTCATCCGTGGAACAAATTTTACATCTATGTCTGTTGTAATGATTCTATCTTTGAATGGAACATACATGTTATAGGCTTCCCCACCACTAATAATCAAATCTCCCATAGTTTTCATGACTTCATTGATTTCACCCACTGTGTCAAGTATAATATCACGTATCGAGTCGGTTACGATAACATATACCATTTTTTCGAAAGTCTTCGTTGAATATTTACTGTGAAGACGATCCCTAAATTTTTTTAAATCTCTCGGTTCATTTCTGTCATAGTATTTTTTCAACTTAACATCGTTGAACAACATGTTTTCATTTAAAAATTTATCAATGACACCCTGTGGATAAATTGTGCTGTCCATTATTATAATAGTATAAAATATTTCTTATATGAATAGACTTAAAGACGACATCCTTATGATAGATATAATGTCTCTCGAAACCATTCAATCTGAAATCGCCGCTCTCCGCAACGACGTCAAGACTCTCACTAAGCTTGTCCGCAAGGTCAAGAACACCCAAGAGGATCCAGATGGTGAGAAGGCTAAGAAGCGTTCTGAGAACAACGGCTTCAACCGCAAACAGGAAATCACACCTAAGTTGCGTGCATTCCTCAGTCTTCCAGAAGGTGAACTTATCTCTCGCTCTGAGGTGACCAAGTTCATCAACAAGTACATCACTGAGAAGGGCCTCAAGCACCCCGAGAACGGTCGTCAGATTATCCTTGACGATACCCTAAAGGATCTCCTCGCACCCCCCGCTGATACACAGGTTACTTACCTTAACCTCCAGAAGTTTCTCTCCCCCCATTACGTAAAAAAGGCTTAAAAAAATAATCATTAACAATAATAAGAATGTTTGTTGAGAAGACTCAAATTGAACAACTTGTTGGTACAAAGATCAAAAATCTTGATTTGTACCAAAAGGCTTTTACCCATAAATCTGCTCTCAAAGAGTATAAACAATTTACTGAATCATTCGAGACCCTAGAGTTTATAGGTGACTCTGTCCTAGGTTTCGTTATTACTAAGTTTCTTTTCGATCGATATGAAAGTCGTCAAGAAGGTTTCCTCACGAAAGCTCGTACAAAGCTTGTTCGTGGTGAAACACTTGCAAAAATTGCAAGTCATTTGGGACTTCAAAACTATATCATCATGGATGAGAAGGGGATGCGGAATGGGTGGAATAACAATTCAAATATTCTCGAAGATGCATTTGAGGCTCTCATTGGTGCAATTTATATGGATATCGGTCTTATTCACGCTAAAGAGTTTGTATTGAGAATTTTTACAAACCCCGAGATTGTTGATTTGAATATTATCATGATTGATGACAACTATAAGGATCATCTAATGAAATACTGTCAAGTGAATAATATGGATCTCCCAGAATATCGGGTGGTTGGTCAATATGAGGGTCTTTTCTACGTAGACATCTTTATTCAAAATGCATGCGTAAGTAGGGGTATTGCGAAAAATAAAAAACAAGCAGAACAAAACGGAGCTCGTATGTTCTTTCAAGTGAAAGACGAGCTTATAAATCAAGAGGAACTTAAAAGTAATAGCCCATAAACTTGTAATATGCATCCCAATGTTAAAGCTGCGCTAGAACGAGAGTATGCGGCGCAGAAGTCAGAAGAATGGTTGGCTCTCCGTGGTAAGATGTTAACTGCCTCCGATGCCGCCACCGCCATTGGTAAAAACAAATATGAAACACCTGAAGGACTCCTTCTAAAAAAATGTGGTCTTGGTGAGAAGTTCACGGGGAATGCAGCCACCAGGCATGGTGAGCTTTACGAAGATGAGGCGAGGATACTCTACGAACAGCGCCATGGGGAGGTTGTACACGAACTTGGTCTATGCCCTCACCCAGTTGAAGACTGGTTAGGTGGAAGTCCCGACGGTGTCACTGAATCTGGTAAGTTGGTGGAGATTAAGTGTCCACCTCAAAGGAAAATCATCCCCGGGGAGGTCCCAGAGCACTATATGCCTCAGCTTCAGTTATGTATGGAGATCTTAGACTTGGAATCCGCCGACTTCATTCAATACAAACCTGCGGAGACCAATTGGCCCCTACCCGAAGAATTTGACGTTGTCAATGTTCCCCGTGACCGAGAGTGGTGGAAAACCTATCTCCCAGTGATGAGGGAATTTTGGGACAAAGTCCTGTACTTTAGGGAACACCTGGATGAACTTCCACAACCTAAGTTGAAGAAGACACGGAAGAAAAAAGAACCTGAACCTCCACCTCCCTGTGAGATTGAACCACTTACAGGTGAAGATGTTTATATCGAAGATTAAAGAGTAGCTAACTTCGTTAACATTGTTTCGAAACTGGGTATGCGATCATGATTAACACTCTTACATATTCTACCATATTTAACAAATTTTGATTCTTT